CTCCCGCCCCATCTGAGCCAGCGGCTCCTCGAGTGCCAGGGCCTGTACCGCCATGGCCATGGGCGACTGTGATCGGCGATTCCGTATTGCTCGAGTGGGATGTTCCTTGGCAGGACGGTAACGGTCCGATCACCAACTACAGAGTTCGCAGTATCCCAGACGGCGGAACGTGCACAACTACAGAGCTTTCCTGCACAATCACAGGGCTCGCTCCCGGTGTCGAGTACACGTTCGCCGTATCGGCGCAGAACAGTGAAGGCTGGGGTCCCGAAGAGTTTAGTCAGGTTGCTGTCATGGTAGGCGAGACAACAGAAACTCTTCCAGAGACCCCTGTAACAGAGCCGGTACCAGCGCCGGAGACAGAAACACCACAGCCAGACGAGACAGTCTCTGCACCGACGCCTGAGGCCTCTGAGCCGGCAGTGGCGCCCACGCTGCCAGTAACTGGCGGTTCTCCTCTGGGATCAATCGCGCTGTATTCTGCGTTTGTTATCGCTGGCGCTGCAACAGTGATCGCGACTAAGAGAAGATAAGTTTCAACTATTCTCGTCTAAGTCTTACATAGATTTACACAAGCGTGTAATAATACGTCTCATGTCAAGCACAGACCAAGACCGACTAGTAGAAGAGTACGCCAAGCGTATTCAGCCGATTCTCGCTTCTGCGCAGAAAGCGTACGGAAGACGCGATCAGGATACACCTGCTCACGTGAACAGCAGACAGTACACGCAGCTTCTCGTTGAGTTTACTTCTAAGGGTGGAAGTCTTCAGCGTCTTGCTAGGCGTCTTAGTGTTTCGTACTCTGGCATGCGTCGTCGAGTAACTACGTCGGACGTTCCTCCTTTGAAGACCCCTCGAAAGAGCCAGGGACAGATTGAGTACTCAACTGTCTCGAGTGCCGCTGATCGCGTGCGTAACGCAAAGAGACAAGGCACTTCCGGATATCACGCGCAGCTCTACGAGGAGTTCAATAACGGTATCCCAATGAATCTGCTTGCTCGAGAGCTCGGGATTTCAAATGCTGCGCCCTTGTACTACGGAGTGCAGTCTCACTATAAGCGTTCTCTTCATTCTGCTTCATGACCCCTGAGGAGCTCGAGGACGAAGACTGCCCCTATGAGGATTCGTTAGAGTTTTTCGCTGACATCATCGATCAGGGCGCTTTTCACGTCACGCTCACGTCACAATACCTTCGGGATCTGGCAGAGGAGATAAGATCTCTTCGGGAGAATAACTGAAAGAGATCACGAATGCGACACGAACGCTCGCTGTACACAACCGTCTATGGTGCCGTGTATGACAGAATCAGCGACAAGTACCCAGCGGATAAGAAAGTTGTAGCTGCGAAAAAGATCACAGACACCCTGTGGGAGCTTTCATACGACTGCCACAGCACGCTTGAGTCTGTGTCAATTGAAGAAGACTTTTACACTATTGCTAGCGACGTGTTGAATCTTTAGTCTTCTCGAGAAGCTTCTGCTCCTCAATCCCAAAGCGCCGATGAGGCTTGCTTTGTCGAATGTAGATCGCGTTTTGTCGCATGTACCCGGCTAGAAACCGATCGTCTTCGTTTTCTCCACCCCAGACACCGATTTCAGCGTTCTCTCTCGCGTACTCACGACACGGTTCAATGACGGGGCATTGGCTGCATATTTGTTTTGCAATTGTCTCGCGCTTTACTTTAGAGCGAGGTACTTCTTTTTTCGATCCCTGAGAATAGAAGTACTCTGTCATGCCGCGACATGCGGCGTCATTTATCCATTCAAATGACAATGTTTCTCCCCGAAAGTTGTCAGTTGTCAGTTGTCAGTTATTCTTTTTGTCGACCTTTTGGAAGACTTCGTTGATTTCCTCAGTCGTGAGAACGCCGTCGTCCATGTAGGCTCTTGCGAGTCCCTCAACAACAAACGCGACTCCACCAATTCCGGCCATAAGCACGGCCTTGACGAGAGGGACGTCAACAATAGCTCCTGCACCGACGACACTCAATCCTGTTGCTGCAAACGTTGCGACGATTCTGAAGCTGATTTGTTTCATCATTTCCATGGAAGAGTCTCCCTGTTATAGCCCTCTCCCAAGGACATGATTATTCTAAACCATGTTTCAGGCGTTCTCCTTGACAAACTTGATTTCACACGAATCTGTTGTACAGTAGCTTTCACCAATTGCGTCTGCTGCCATTCCTCCGTACACTCCCGTGAAGTCAATCGGGAACAGCGCCTTTGACGCCTCGAGATACTCGTTCTCGTCAATCTGCGTGTATGGCATCTGCGGATACACGAAGTTCCCCTGTGGGAGGAATGAAACAGTCTTGAGTTGCCCGTCATACATGTGAAGCACTGTTCCGATTTGGTCTTTTTCTTCTTCGGCGTCAAATGAAATTGTCACTGACACCGAGTTATCCGACCAGTATCTTTGAGCAGTCGACGCGAGAGACATCTTCTCGAAGATCGTGACGTCCTTCTCTGATCTCGTGGCATCTGATTTGATCGGAAAGAACACAACCGATGTCGTGTCTGGTGATTCTGACGCCGGCTCGACTCTGTAGTTCGCCATGCGAAACAGTGGGAGCATCGGATCGTCGTTTGAGAAGCGAATCGCTCTCAAGAAGAATTTGCCACCCGGCGTCCAGTGAACACCGGGTGACTCGCCGGCGAGAATTGACACAGTCCCAGACGGCTTAACAGTCGTTGTCTTAATCGACTCACGAACACCAAGCCATTCGGAATAGATGTTGTCGTAATTCTTCACCGTGGCGTATCCTTGGTCCATCCAGTCACGTAGAACTGGCAGACCATGCACGTCTGCGAAGTTTGCAACGCCAGACATCGATGTTCCGATCCGTCTGTTTCGTTGCATGATTGCGTTTGTCTCCTCCCAGTGAGTCGGAAGAAGAGTAACGGTCTTAGCGTACAGGTACGCGAACTTGAGAGTGCGTCGGTAGTCCTCGAGTGACTCGTGACGGTTGAGATATGTCTCGACGAGCGTGCACATCTCGTATGACTCAAGTGACTGCTCGGCGCACGGATTGTAACCAGCGACCCTGTGATCCTTATTGTTCGGCGGGTCAATGAGACGCCCATACTTGCGGCTCATATCCAGCCAGATCACGCCAGGCTCGCCGTTCAGTGAGATGCCGTCTACAATACTTGACAGGTCTTCTCCAACGGACGTAGCGACGGAGTTGTTAGACATCCAGCCCCAGCCTGGCGCCTTCGGATCATACGAGTTTCTTTCTGGATACACCTCAGAGTTCTTCAGGTTAAGGAAGTTCTCATCATCAAGTCGACCAAGAAGAAGCTCAGCAGAGCGACGAACGTTTCCAGAGACAACGCAAACTCCAATGAGATTTCCGATGTCGGCGATATCGGTCCGTGTTAGTGACTCTCCATCACGACCGTCGAAGAGCTTACGAATATGATCGTGAAGCTTCTCGAGAGGCTGATGCCCAGCGGCTGTTCCACCGAACGTGCGAATTGGCTCGCCTGCGGGGCGAACGAGCGAGTAGTCAAACGTGATCGTGTTTTGATCAGCCTTGAGGTACGAGTTGAGCAGAAGCGTCATTGACTCGACCCAACCTTCACGAGTGTCTGGCACCTCGTACTCGTAGTAGTTGTCGCTTGGCTTGTAGATCGTGAATTCCTTGTCAGCGCCTAGGTCATCGAATCCGACGCCAACGCCGAGCATCGATGCCTCCATAAGAAACGCAAAAGGCTTCGCTGGATTGTTCTTGCTCATCTCAGCAGTCGAGACAAACGCGCAGTTCTGAAGCGCGGCCGAGTTACGATGCTCGTTGACAAGTGGCGTGCCCATGACCCAAAGCCCACGACCAGGTGGCGTCCACTTCAGATTGAAAAGACGATCGTACGCTTCCTTAGCGCTCGCCTGCGCCTTACTGTCGTTCCACGGCAGACGGTTTGTCTTGCAATGGTCTTTTTGAAGCGAGTACATCCCGTTGATGCAGCGTTCGCAGACGTCAGCCCATGTCTCCTTCGTGCCGTCTTCCTTAAGACGCGAATATGTGCGAAGGAATGTGATTTCTCCGACGGAATTTCCCGCGGCGTCGGTGTACCCAAACGGCGGCTTCTTATCTCTGTACTCAGCTACAAAGTCGTCAGAAAGATGAAAAGAGAGATAAGAAGACACAGCGATCACCCCGCGGATGTAGTTGATTGGTATAGGAATTATAGCTCAAGTAGGCTGCTTCTACTAAGACAGAAAAAGCGTCTTGTAGAGCTCGGCGCATCTCGGGCAGATCGGAAAGTTGTCGGGATCCCTGGACGGTACCCAGATCTTTCCACAGAGCGCTACAATCGGAAGACCATTCACAAGTGCTTCTGTGATTTGATCCTTCTGAGCGTAGTGCGCGAACTTATCGTGGTCGCCCTCTTCGTATTCGTATTCAACAATAGGGACGCTCTCTAATTCGACTTCTAGTTCTACTTCTGACATGTCGAACACCAGTACAGTTTGCGGCCGTCTACGTCGCCGATTTGCACCTCGCTGGAGCAGACCCTGCACGGTAGCCCATGTCTTTTGTAGACGTAAGAGTATTGAGTGTACTTAGAATCTGAAAGCTCTTCGTTGCTCAGATGATTGACGTGCACGGTGCGAATCATCCCGTCTGTCGCTCCGTCTCCCATCAGCACTGATGCTCTTTCCCAGATGTTTTCAATCGTCTTCTCCGGCACATCGCATCCTCGAGTCTCTGGATTCAGATTCTCAAGAAAGAGAAGCTCGGCTCGGTAGACGTTTCCGATGCCAGCGATGATCGACTGATTCATTAATAGTGACGCGATGCTTTTCTTGCTCGAGCGGATCTTATCGACAACCGCCTGAGACATCGGCTCGTCGTGAAGTGGATCGTCTCCAAGCTTTGCAGTTTTCTCCAACATCTGCTCCGTTGTCAGATACTCGCATTTCGTCGGGCCAACGAGCTCTGATACAAAGATTTCGTTTTCTAAGCGAAGTCTCGCAGACGGTCGCGGCTGCCCGCCTCGGTTTCTACGAATGTTGAACCACCCGTAGAGGCCGAGGTGAATGTGAACAATCTCGTCACGTTCTTCGAAGTGGAAGAACAGGTGCTTGCCGTGCGTCGTAGTACCGAGAAGTGTTCTTCCGTTGATGGACGCCGCGCCGTCTGCGAATCTGCCTTGCGGGCTCGTCGCTACCACCGGCAGTCCTTGAAAACAGTTTTCATGGACGTTGGCGAAATAGCGAATCGAGTGTCCCTCCGGCATTGATGTGACTATACACTAAGGACGCGCGAAAGTTACGACCGACCCGTACATCTTTAAGTATTTTTCGCTCTCAGCAGTCACCTAGCCGAGTAGCTCTCAGATGTACTTATTTGGTGAATGACACCCAGAAGAATAGACTATAATGATATTTAGAGCTCTACGTCTGAGAGGTGACGCCCACATGGACAACTATAAAGACAAAACCATGTACATCCTTGCAATTGGCGTGATGTTGGCGATTCTTGTCGCCATCGTTGGAGATTACGCAGTTGCCGCGATCGAGACTCAAACAACCGAAGAAGCTGTCGAGGTTTCATCGGACGTTATGACGCTTGTTCAAACCGCCCTAGGTGGCGTCATTGGTATCCTCGGAGGATACTTTGGTGCTAAGGGCTCGTCTAAGAAAGAAGAAGAGTGATGGCCCGCCCATACACAGGATTTGACGTAATTGCCGGTGGAAAGCGCGCTGGCATGGAGACACTTCTTAGTCTCTTAAGCGCGCACTTTGGTCTTTGGAATAACGGCAGTTTTGGTGTTCGTAAGAAGAGAGGCAAGTCCTCGTATTCAGTGCATGCGACTGGCCGCGCGGCCGATCTTTCTTGGAGAGGTGCTCCGTATCGCGGGCCCGGCAACTACGAGGCCGCCTGTAAGATGATGGACTTTGTTGTCGCCCACGCCGATGCTCTTCACATCGAGGCGGTGTTTGACTACTACCCAGCGCCCCACGGCCGCGGATGGAAGTGTGACCGTGCCGCGTGGCAGGTCTATGACAAGCCCGCGTTCAGCGGCGCTCCTGGCGGCGACTGGGTGCACATTGAAATCTCGAATGACAAGGCAGATGACCCGGCCTATTACACTGAGATCATGCGGCAGCTTCTCGGCGAGCCACCTGTTGCTGTAAAGCCCGCCCCGGCGGCTAAGACACGTAAGGCGCCTCCCGGCAAGAAGCCGTGGCTCCAGGTTGGATCAAAGGGCAACGAGGTTAAGGCCATGCAGAAGATCGTTGGCGCTGAGCCAGTCGATGGTAGCTTCGGGGCGAAGACTGAGGCGAAGGTCAAGGAGTGGCAGGCCGAGCACGATCAACACGTTGACGGTATCTGGGGTCCCGGTTCTGACAAGCACGCTAAGAATTGCACCTGCAAGCCCGCTGACGCAAAGGCCGAAGACGCTACTCCCTCGGAGGTCACGACCAAGAAGGCTGCTACTAAGCCCGCTAAGAAGCCCGCGGCTACTGCCACAAAGGCCTCTCGACCATACCCGGGCGCCCCAATTCGCAAAGGCTCAACTGGTCCGAACGTGAAACTTGTTCAAGGAGTTGTTGGCACAGAGCTCGTCGACGGTCAGTTCGGTAGCAAGACGCTCGCGGCTGTTAAGAAATGGCAGAGCGAAAACGGGCAGTTGGCTGACGGAATCGTTGGTCCCAAGACTTGGGCGGCGATGTTCGGCTGACGCCAGCATCTTCTCTCCACAAAGATAAAGGTGCAGCCATGGAAGCAGTTATTGTAGCCTTAATAACAGTGGTTGGTGGAGTTCTTGTAGCTCTCATTCAAAAGACAAGAAATGAAAATACAAGAGATCACGCCATTGTAGCAAAGTCTTTGGATAGAATAGAAGACAAGATCGACCATCACATAGTTGATCATGCGACAGGTAAGTTCTCCTCAAAAGGAAAAGAAAAGGCAACCTGACATTGGGCAAGCAGAAGAAGGCTAAGGCCGCTACTGGCACACGAACCCGAGTAAATCCGCTCACTGGTCAAGTCGAGCAGGTCACTGGCACTAAGGCCGGGAGAAAACGTCAACGACTCCCGCTAGATCATCCCCTGCGTACACACGTTGTCGCCGAAAAGAAAGGCAAGAAACGGTCTAAGCCGTTGTTCGACGACGACGAGTAAGGTCTAGTGACGTACGACACACTGTAACCCGCGTTAGAGAAGGAGGTTTCTTATCAAGCGACGAGGTAAGCAGAGTGAGCGTAGCGTCACCTAACAAGGCCTAACGCTACCTTAGGGGGATGATCCCGCCGTTTCGGAGGTGAGCGGCGGGCATCTCCCTCTTTAGAGGCAGATTACTTTGAAAAGCCCCACGGCGACCAGCCAGAGTTGTTGCGGATCGCCAATGCGGCGCGAAGATTTGTCTCGGCGTCATACAACTCGTCGCAATGATCAAGAACCCCTTGCGCTTGTAGCCAGCCGCCAGGCCAGTAGCGGGTTGGCTTGCACCAGAACTGGTTGATCTGCGTCAGCCCATTGCTACCGCCCATAGGGTCATCGGGGTTGTGCTGCTCGGGGCGGCAACGTGACTCGCGGTATATAGTATAAGACAGCTTGGGAAGCTGATCTTCTGACCACCCGACCTCTCGGGCCAGATCCATCCACTCGTCGCATCTCCAGTCTGGAGAATTTGATCTGTACGGCGGTAGAGGATCTGGCTCCCACGCTGGCATTTGCTGGCGACGTTCATCCCCATATGACATAGGTGGTCGAATCTCAACCGAGCGCACAGGTGTAGGCGCTTCCTCTTCCTCCGCCGCCTCATCATTCATAGGGACGCTCGGAAAATCGTGTCTCAGCAGCTTACGGTAGTCCTCGCTGTCGGCGAACTCTGCCGCCTCTCGTGCCTCGACGATTTCCTCGAGCGTAGAGATTCCGACCAGCGCGGCCGCCACTAAGCTTAGTAGAGGTAGTAGTGAACCGTTCTGTTTCATTTGGTGCTCCTCTCATCCCGGGAGAGTGTAGGGAGAAGTATGAGCTACTATACCACAAAGATTTCACTTAGATTACATCAACGACCACTTAGACGCAAAGTCCCTGGTCACATGGCCTAAATCTTTTTGCGTTTGTCACGCCACATGCGGTACGTGTTCGCTCTGCGGTCTCCGTTCCATGGTTTCCATGGCCCACAGTAGTGAACGATTACCGGTTTGATCTCAGCCGGGTCCCAGTCATAAGATTTCGTGTTCTTCACGTACGGATTGTCTGGCATGAGGTAGAAGTTGTAAATCAGAGGCAGCTCGTCCCAGTCGTAGTGAAGAGCGAGAAACAGCGCGTCCTGCGCGCCGTTAAGAAGCTCATCCGACCTCTCTTTGACGATCTTCTTCAATTTTGCTGTCACGCCGGTTTTTCTCCAGCGCTCGAGGTTCACAATCATCACGCCAGTGCTGAAGTATCTGCCTGGTGTTCCGAGAAGCCTCTCTGCCTCGTTTGGCTGATTCTGATCTACCACGGCGATCGTCTGCTCTGGCTCGATACTCAAAAAGTCGGGAAACCGCCTCATGATCAAAATGTCAATATCTAGGTAGTACGCGTATTTGATGTGTTTTGGCAGAGCCTCGTTCAGAAGACACTTTGCGTACTGAAATGCAGAAATGTCAGGCTCGTCCGGGTCCTGCCAAAACCTCTTTAACTCATCTACGTGCTTCATAGGCAGAACTGACGTTCTCATGTCAATTCCGTATTTTTCTGCAACATCGCCGATCTTGTCGATGTTCTTTACCTTCGTCCCACCCTCAAAGATGACGTAGATTGGCACCTTGCCATCACAGGCCTCCCACGCATCAACAAGAGCGACAGGCAGGTAGTCAATGTACATATCGTCGGTGATAAAGACGATTGCTTTGTCATTTTTCATAGTTTCGTCCTCTTCTTCCTTTTCTATCATAAGGACGGCTGAAAATCGGCACTTTTGACCATTTTAGGCCATATCATTGGTATAAGTCCGTATGACCCTTGCTTTTCATGGCTTTGTGTTACACAGGCTCAGAAATCAAGGGTATGATAGGGTTAGAACATACACCTTTAACCAAAAAGGTTTACATCTCACATTGTACAAAGTGCCGTGACTTCCATGAAAGATAAGGACCTCGCTTTACTATACGCTCGGGTCTCAACCAGCATCCAGGCGTCAGACGGTATCTCATTGGACGCGCAAGAGCGTGATCTTGTTCGAGCAGCGGAACTTGCCGGGTTCACACGATATGAGATCCTCCGCGAAGAGGGTCGCTCAGGCAAGTCGATCTCCGGCCGGCCGGTTTTGAAAGAAGCTCTAGAGCGACTTGACGCTGGCACCGCCGGCGCACTCTTTGTCACTAGAATTGACAGACTTGCTCGATCAACAAAGGACTTTCTCAGCATAATCGACAGAGCCAGTAAATTTGACTGGAGAGTAGTTCTTCTCGACCTCAACCTTGACACGTCTACGTACCAGGGACGTTTTGTCGTCACGATAATGAGCGCGCTAGCAGAAATGGAACGCGCGATCATCGCCGAGCGCCAGAAGGACGTTCATCGTGATCGACGAGAGAAAGGTATCGTCTGGGGTGTTGACAAAGGTCCAAAGCGAATTATCTCAGATAGCACGCTTGAAACAATCGACCAACTTCGATCTACTGGCATGTCGTATCATAAGATTGCACAGAAGCTCAACACAGACGGTGTAGAAACTCCGTTTGAAAAGACCTGGCACGCATCATCTGTACGCCGAGCTTATCTTCTTGAAGAAAAAATATCGGGGCCGGGAGAGCTGCCCGTCAGCCAAGAGCAGCTCAATCCCGACCCCGAATGACGTCGCTCTCTCCCAAAGCGTCGTCGATCTGTGTACAATTACATTGTACCATAATCCTATTGGTAAATGTTATCTCGCGAATCTTGTAGCAACGGACCAATCAACCTCAGTCGAGGCGACCGTTCGTGGCATTAGCATCATTCCAAGAATCTCGGCTCTAGAACCGAAGCCGTTGATCTCGATCCCACGCTCTGACAACTTACGTTGAAACGCGATCTGAGTCATCGGCTTCTCGCCTCGTTCCTCACTCCAGACTCGGTAAATTGCGTACAGCGACTTAATTGGCACTGAACCGCCTTCGGTCTCCTTAGTCTCTTCAAGGAGAAAGAATCCGATACGATCTTCGTTCTTGCGGTAGATGTCAGCAGCTTCTGTGACAGCCTTACACCAACCAAGAGAGTCTCTTGCGCTCGACCCAAGAAGTTTGATCGCGCCTTCAACAGCCCACGACAGCACAGCCGGCAGCGCGCCTTCTGGGTCGAAGATGTAGTGCTTCAAATCAGGGTCCGGGTTCTCAGGGACTTTTGTCAGAGGCACTGGTCTGATGCGTCTCCACATCGCGTCATCGGTGATGACTGGTCTGTGGTTTGTAGTGACCCAAAGCTTTGCACGCGACTGGAACGTGAATGGCTTTTCTCCAGGAGAGCGAGCCGAGATCTCAGAAGAACCGGTGAGCTTCTTGACTGAGTTTTCTTTCATTCTCTCAGTTTCAGGGAGCTCGTCAACCCAAACAAGACGACGACCGCGAAGCTCTGCCCAGTGATACAGATCTGATCCGTGCGCCTGTCCGTCACCCTGCGCAAGAATGCTCGAGTCAAGTGGCCACGCGTATTGTGACGTTCCCATCGCTTTCACAAGCGCTTCGACAAGAGTGTTCTTACCAGAGCCTGGAGGTCCGTACACTAAGAACATGATGTCGTGAGTACGAAGACCTGTCAACGAGTATCCGGCAGCTTTTTGCAACCACTCTTGAAGTTCCTTGTCGCCGCCTGTAGCAAAGTCAAGGAATTGCTCCCAGCGAATATTCCGAATCCCCGGGTTGTACGCAACTGGCGCACGTCTCGTGATGTAGAGATCTGGTCGACCGCGAAGAAGCTCGCCCGTTCTCAGGTCGATGACACCGTTCGCTACTCCAAGAAGAGTTTCGTCACTGTCCCATGACTCGACTGGGATGAGAATTCTTGGGTCGGAGTTGGCGCTTTCAATCGCGCCGCTGATACGAGCGTTTGACTTTGCCTGTTGCGCCCAGCGAATTACCTCAGACTGTTTGTCAGCATCGTCGAGGTAGTGCGTCACCTCGCTAGCGATGATCGGCGCAAGCTTCTTAGACAGCTCGCGCATCTCAAGATTTTCTGCGTCTGGCTTCCAGTATCCGCCGTCCCAGTGGAACCAGCCTAGTCCCGGAGTGTACCGAATAGCAGCACCAAACGAATCCACGAGACGTCGTCCATTGCCAGTATCTGAGAGGGTACGCTTTCCAGGCTCCCCGCCTTCCCCTGCCCCAAGCGCGTCAGGGTCTTGTGGTACGTCGATATTTGAGATGCTAGACGCGTCGGCAATCGAATCGCCGTCTTTAATGGCACTGTATACACTGCCAGAGATAGTGCCAGGTAGATGTACGTCATCAGCAGAGGGAGCACTCGAGCTTTTCTGCGTTGCCGATTCTTTCTTATCTCCAACGCTCGCACGACTCTCCTCCTGCGATTTATTTGCCCATTCCTGTAGACCCGGCCAAAGCTTTTCAGTCTTAGGGTTGTTGACAACAAAATCAATAGCGCGACGCACGTGCATAAGAAGTCCGCCGGAGCCCTCGAGCTCAAGTGGTGGCCGCACCTTCTCTGCGTTGAAACGAATCATCATTGTTTCAACAGCCAAACGACCGGCTTCAGTATTTACTGGAAACTTGTTCGCAAGAGCGCACGCCATAGCGTAGATATCTACAGCGCGCGATCCTTCGTCGATACCTTCGTCAAGAAGGCGATCAACATCTACTCTCTCACCGGCAAACTCTAGCCCGTCAAGAAAACCCCACTCGCCCTCAGCAAGTGCTGTCTCCAATCTCTTCGACCTCTTGCGAAGAGATGCAAGTAGTTCTTCAGGCGCCTCTGCTATTTCAATTTCCCATGGAGCCTT